AATTCTGGAATTGTCTTAGCAACCTGTATAAGTGGCTCTGCTGCTTCTAACACATTTTGCGTAGTATCCAATACTTTTTCTGCATCAATGTTCTTTTTCTTTAGGAATGGCACCAATCCAAAAATAGCTCCAATTACACCTACTAGAACACCACCGACTGCTAAAATATCATTTGTGTTAATCATTTATATTACCTCCATTTTTAGTTTGTTAAGAATATATCCCATGTTTCAGGCCTTAGCACTCCATCAGTGAGCCTGCCCCATGCCTTTTGCAGATTAGTTACAGCTTGGAAAGTAGACTCATCATAAATCATTTCTGTATAAATCCCCGCTTTCAGATATCCATATATAACAAGCTTCTGTTGAATCCACAGCACCACATGGCTTTTATGGCCCTTTATGATAATATCCTGTATGCCTTTCAGTGCGGCTATGGTTGCAGGGCCTGCCACGCCATCCACCTCTAATCCTGCATTGTAATCTATATTCAAGTTGTATTGGAGAGCTTCAATCTGCTCCTTTAATTTATCTACACTGGGACTGGGCGGTGTAGATCCTTCTGCTCCTGCCAAAATATCTTCTGTAAACCAATCTAAATCTACATTGCCATCTACCCCTAAGACAGAGCCTTTATCTGTATACTGCCAGGAAGTATTCGCATAGGGATTACTGCTTGACCCATATTCAGCTATCCACAGCTTGATATCAGAATTTATATTACCCTTTAGATAGTTCTCATAGAACCACTTATTTGTATAAACTCCAATCTTCTTGCCGGTTCTGGACACGAACAATGAAGCAAACTGATTAACAAAATTTATAGCCGTCTGTTTATCCCATTTCCAGCTGTAACCTTCCGGCGGTTGTTCTATATCCAACCAGTGAATAGTATCAAATACCATTCCTGATATATATCCGATAAAAGCATTTACTTCAGAACTGATGTCTCCATGTCCTGCAAAATGATAAACTCCAAATAAAATACCCAGCTGCTTGCATATATTCCGTCTATAAGACAGATATTTATCTGTATAGTAAGTTCCTTCTGTGGCCTTGTTTATAACAACCTGGACTCCTGAATCTTTTACTTTTTGCCAGTCTGATACCCAATTGTTCGAGTTTATGTCTATACCCTTTAACATAAAAGTTTACCTCCTTATTTATTTTTTAATTGTTCCAATACATTAATTAATTTTTTAGGTACAGGTATACCCAATTTGACTGCATTCTCTGTCACACTTATTCCTTCCATTGCTACATAAAAATATATGACCATAGTCCTAAATGTCCAGTGTTGTCCAATAAGTCTGTCCAGAAGTACAGCTAATACCAAAATCAAAAGTATCATAAATTTTTTTTTAAGGCCTTCAAAGCCCCTGGAACTATTTAGATCTTTTTCTTTCCACCCGCACATAAGCCCCGTAGCATAATCCAGGACCATACAGGACACCAATACCTTTAACCCTACTTCCCACCCTCCGAAGCACCATGTAAACAATGCCCCTATTGTAGAGCCCGTAAACCCTATGGCCACTAATTTTCCTGTAAACTCCTTAAAATAGCTTATAAGATATTCCATTTCTAGCCTCCTGTTTTAGGGCAAAAATAAAAAAGCTATCTCTAGCTCCTGTTTTGCCCTTGTATTCTATGCTGTATAGTCTTCTCCAGTTATAGTCTTATATTCATCTGCTGTAATTATGTTTTTCTGCGTTGCTTGTTTTACCATATCCAGAGATACCCAGCTATTTTTATAACACATGCTCCAAAAATTAAAATATTTACTCATTTATATATCCCTCCTAATTTAATTGCATCTGAGCCACAGTCTGGCTTAAAGTTTGTATTTGGTTTTGAAAATCTGCATTTTGAAGTGTTAAATTTGCTACTATTTGAGCTAGTACTTCATTTTGGCTTGGTTGTTGATTGGCAGATTGCATATTTGCCTTCTCTGTGTTGTATTGGTCTGTTGTTATTTCCTCTACATCTGTAGGAAGCGTAGAAAGTTCTTGTGTAGTTGCAACTACACAATATGTTGCCCCTGTAGGGTACAACTGGCTTCCTACTATAAATTTGCTTATATCCAACTCTTTATAGTCTGGCTGTCCGAATGTGTTCCAAAAATTATTTATTCTTATATATTTCATTTAAAAACCTCCTTTATATACTCGCTAATAAATTAAACGCATAATCACCATAAGCTAATTTTATAGTTACATTGCTAGATATATTTACATAGTATAATCCTACTACATTACTAGAATTTTTAGCTAATACTAATATATCTGTAGACATTGGTATTATTCCAAATGCGCTACCACTTACTACAGTTTGTTCACCAAGATTATTAAGATTGAAATCCTTGCAATATATAATACAGTTCCCAGAAAGAACATTTTCCAAATAGAGCTTATTATTATCTTCATCTATTAAACCATTTAAACGAGAATCTGATTCTCCTACTATTGTTGTACCATTTTTATCTGATAATAATACTCCATCTGTTCCTTGCCCCGTCCATAATATATGATTTTTTGTAACTGATACTGGATATAGAGTATAGCTATTATAAGATACAGTAATAGTTTTTATGAGAGTACCTGCATTATTAAATAAATAACATTTATTAGCAGATTCGCTACAATATAATCCTTCACCTTTTATATAAGAAACTGCTTTATAAGTATTTTGATTACTGGCGAAATTGACTACTCCTGGATATAAATCTTGCTTTTCTTCTAATGTTCCAACAACACCATTTATATTAACACCATCTTTTATATTTTCGGCTGTAAGGTTAGGTTCACCTTTAACTTTTCCCCTTCCATTGTGATACCCTGCAGGTATGGCCTGGTCCGCCGTCCCCGGTGTTATCGTTACAGCACCTTTATTAGGCATGGTCCCATTCTGCCCTGCAATAGTTGTCCCAAATAAAACATTGGCTACGGGAACCGTAACTGCATTTACTTTTCCTTGCCCATTATGATATCCCAGAGGTATAGTTTGTGCTGAACCGGAAGGAGTTATGGTTATAGCTCCCTTGTTTGGCATAGTTCCTGTTCTTTTTATTCCATCCGCATTACTGAAAGTAGCTCCACTAAGTACCTGACTTTCCACAGCATTTCCCTGTCCTCTGGCTATAGCGTTTATAGCAGCTATGATATCATCCCAAGAGGCATTATCCTCTAAACTGGCACCTTTGTTGTTTACGGCGCTAATTGTGCCAGATTTTACATCAGCGCCAGATTGAAAAACCTCATTTATTGCGGCCACCAGAGTATTTTTTGCCGTTGTCTTTAGAGTCGACAATGCACCTGCATTATCATTTAGCTTTTTTAACTGCGTATCTATAACATCAGCATTGTCATTAAAATTCTGGGCATCAACTACATCAGTGCCCTCCGGCTTTTTAAGACCGTAATTTGCTGTTGTCTTCATTTATTTTCCTCCTATCCATCATAAACTTTCAGATTGTCCCACGTTTTGGTCTTGGCCTGATCCCATGTAAGATTTTTGTCTTTCAAGAAGTTCCAAACTGTATATGTGTATTTAAAATCATACGCCAAGTGCGCAGGCTTGATATCCTCCAGCATCTGCTTGAAACTCTCCATGTTCTTTGGAATGCCTTTGACTCCTATAAATTGAACTGTGAAGCTGTAATTATCAGGATGTTGAATCACATTGCACTCACCACCTGAGAAGGCCTCTGCGGTATTTTTTATCATCTGTACTGTAGTGGTGCCGGAACCCCTTAGCTTTGCTTTTATGACTTCTCTTCTATCTTCATAGCTTTTATTTAAATCAGTTGGAATATTAAGCACTTTCTCCCAAAATGTAAGCCCCCATGTTGCAGTATCTACAAAACATTGATTGAGAATATCCTCTTCATGCCAGTATGAAAGACCAAGCTCCTTTGCCATTGTATCCTGAAGCTGAATCATAATCGTGTTGTCTTTGTACCATGGTGGCAGATACTTCATTAGGTCAGGGATATAAGGCTGTATATCGTCGCCAGTTATATTATTTCCTGCATAATCTACTGTTCCATAAAGATCATCACCATACATCCATTACACCCCCTTGAGGTCGTTCCATGTACACTTCTTTGAAGACGTCAGAATTCTTGACCAACTGCCCCAACTTCCGACCCTTTTCTCTCTTATCCATATTGAACCACTCGTTGCATTTGTCATTGAAAAAGCCAATTGTGTAACATAATCGGTATCACCAGAACATATTACTAAAAGCTTGTGCCATGCAGTCCCTATTTCAGAAATTCCGTTTGTTACATTGCTGCAGTCATACCAACCATTTGCAATGATAGTATTCAAATCCGCACCTGAATCTAATCTTTTAGCAGATCCACCAAGTCCATAACCACTAGGAGCGAAATCAGAAGAACTTTTCCCTCCAACAGTGTTACTATCTTCTGCTTTATCCACTACACCGTCATTATCCTTGTCATAGGTACTTTTCAGCATATCACCATAGCCTGCACTACCTAAATCATCTTTGGTAGCAAATTTACTGTCGCTTTCGGATTCGGTATAATATCTATCATCATGAGTATGTGCTTTGGGAGCTTGTGCATTTACACCACTTGAATCTAATGTAGCCACTCCACTATTAGCACCCATTTCAGTTCTTTTTACCTGAGCATCATTGGTAACATTTCCTAAACCTACATCCGATTTAGTTGTACCATGTGGGTTAGTTCCACTTCCAGGATGAGTATATACAATATTTTCTGTTCCGCTTATTTTTATATTTCCATTTACAGTGGAATCTTCAACTTTGGTAGCTCCATCTGTAATCCCATCTACTTTACTTTTATAGGTATCATCAAAATCATTTGTAGATAATCCTTTGCCCGATACTTTATCTACTTTATTAGAAACTGTATTCCACAAAGTTCTCTCAGCAGAAGTTATATGCTTTACCGTGTCACTTATATGATCTACTGCACTGTTCCATGCATCTATTAAAGCTTGAGTTATGCTCTGCAATATAGAAAGATTATTGTGAGTATGCTTCTTGCTGTCCGCATCATTCCAGTTACTTATGTCAGTATCTTTCACGAATTCATGTGTACTATCTGTTGTTATCATAGTCGCAGGATGAGTAACGGGATGAATATATTTATTTGCATTATTTTCAATGCCTGCAAGTTTGGATTTTTCTTCACTTGTATAGTCCTCTGTAGAAAGTTGCTTACCTTCAATTTTATCAACCTTTTTAGAAAGTTCAGTCGTAATTGTTGCAGCAAAATCAGGATCATTATTTAAAGCCTTTGCAATTTCTTTCAATGTGTCAAGTGCTTCAGGCGCGGCATCCACTACCATTTGTATTCTCTGGTCTGTCTCAGTTTTATTGTAAGTTTCAGTCTTCAGATATCTTTTATTCAGTTCAGTGTCCACATAAGTTTTCTCAGCTTTATTATTCTCCACAGTTGTAATCCTGTTTTCGGCATCAGTAACCCTGTTGTCATTGGAAGATTTATACCTGTCAACTTCCTTTTGGGTATTCACAACGCTGTCCTGGACTTTATTTATATCTTCAGCTTCTACTGTATCCCCCTGGGTCTGGTAGGTTATATAAACCGGGCTTACATCAGAGAATATTTTAATTGTATTCTTCCATGGCGTAAGGCTTGGTGTTGACACTATAACATTTTCTATTTTGGTACCTGTCAATTTTGACCCCGTGTACACATTAATAGAAGGTAAACTCACATTGTCATGCTGGAGCTCACCTTCATACACACCATTTGTAACCTCGACCTTTTCCTCAATTACGTAAGTGTTATTATCAAGCTTATTCAGTTTTTCTATGAACTTATCAATCTCCTGTGGATATGCCATTTATCACACCCCTAAACTTATAGTTCCTACAACAGGTATTTCTTCATCCGCCAGTGCCATATTTACAGTTCCGCCATTCAAAGTTAAATTATTATAATCTACAACTCCATCTGTGCTTAATAGAATACCTCCAACTTTGGCATAACTTATATAGGTGGAGTTAAAAGCCTGGTCACTCAAATATTTTTGCATGTTTGTATTAAAATTATCCTGCACCTGCTGTATCGTATAACCACTTGCAAGTACTACTTTGGCAGTTATATCTATAGCTTTTTCCACAGCAGATACGACCGTCAATGTTGCACCTATAGGAGCCTTTCCTTCACCATGTCCTTCAGGTTGCGGATCTATATAGTCTTTTACTTTCTGGACAAGCTCAGCATCTGCTGCTCTCTTATTTGAATTTATTATTACTACTTTTACAGTACCTGGTCCATTCCAGAGTGGAAATGGTTTTGCATCTCCTACTCCGGTTACCTCCTTTGCCCAGTTTCTGTACTGATATTTATTTCCACTTGTTGCTGGTGTCTGCATTCTTTCAAAATACCTCCTTCTTAAGCTTTCATCATCCTCAATATCATAACCATTTGTCACAGGGTTAGGATTTGTAACAGAAGCTATTCCGCTTATATGCGTGGGAAGTTCTACTATGGTATTTGCGGGAACGTTATATTCGCTTCCCTCATTTTCCGCTTCAACTTCAACTATGGCCTGTCCTTGAACCAAAGTAACATCTTTTAAGGTTTTATACCTCAACCCTTGTTTGGTCTGTACTAAAGTACCGAATGGAACCACCATATCGGGTGTGCCGCTAAACAAAATGCTCATAGTCGCCTTACCACCCGGTTTTCTGCTAACTCCCACAGGGTTTGTTATATTCTCCAAATCTGTACCTGTTGCAGTAAAAGGATAGATTCTTTTCAGCATATTATCATCTGTAATATATAGCTGTGCCATTTCATTTGAAGCAGGTGAAAGAGCATCATAAATAAAAGAACCTTCCGATTTATCTATCTGAGAAGGAACATTGCCAAGCATTCTATTCAATATTGTTTCCTGACTGTTTTCTTCACTATACACCTATATCCACCTCCCCATACAGAGTTCTAGATGTAAAGCTTACATGCATAATACTTTCATCAAATTCCACATTAAAGTTTTCAATGCCTTGAATATATGGATTAATCATAAGTGCCTCTTCTACATATCTTTTTGCTTCAGATTCTATAGCACTTCTACTTAACGATTTACCTATAAGTTCCTCTAATTCATTTCCATAATTCCATGTATACGCTAAATATCTATACCTTGTAGTATTAAGCGCTTTCCATATCCATATTTTTATAGCTTCATTTTTCTCGACAATTATAAACTTTCCATCCTTTAAAATAAAATCATTTTTTTCAAAGTCCCATGCATATTCTTTTGGAATTGGAAGTTCATTTGTCTCTGATGTGTTCTCAATTACGATATTTACATCAATAGTCTGCTCTGGCAGTATACTCATGCTGCCACCACCTTGCACAGTATTAAATATTTAGTTGTATCTACTCTAACCAAGGCCACATTATCACTTTTTTTAAATCCATTATCCAATAAATTTAGGTTTCCCTGAGGAATAGCAATAGAACTTATACTACCATCCGAAGTCGAACCAGAAGCGCTTGCAGAAGGTATGTTTATTTGTCTTGAATATCCCTTTTTCAGATAGTCTGCAATCAATAAATTATCCTTATTCAAAGGCAAATCTCCCAGTTGAACTGTTAAAGGATCTTCATTTGTCACTATTCCAATTTCTATACCTGAAGGATTGTAATAAGCCCCCTGGTTTCTCATCTGGTTTATAATTTCACTGTAAGGATTCCCTATATTCAAAATTTATCCATCTCCTTTTTAAGTAGCATCTTCTTCAATTAATTTCATCTTTGTCTCAAAATTAAGATCCAAATCCATGGTATATTTTCCGGTAGCCACTTCCCAAGTATGGGTATCAGTATTAATACACATTGTAGTATCTAAAAGATCATAAATATAAGGTATTTTCACCTTTACGCCCCATCCGGTACGGCATTTTGTATTTCCCAATACGGATACTTTTACAGTTTCATCAACACCATGCAGCATAGAATTTGCCACTGACATGGCATCTTTGCCCTCTTCTGCTTCGTAAACATCCTGAAGTACTCCATACATATTGATCCAATCACGATTCCATGCAGTTCCAACATAGGTGCCATCACTTTTATATACATTTACCTTGTTTACCATGTTGCTTATAGTGTCGCTGTATGAGGTGTTGCTTATATTTAAATCGGGTCTTATTGTGTAATTTTCAACAGCTACCCCCATATTCATAATAGAGAATTTATCCCTGTGCATAAACGGCATGAAGTTATATTTTCCAGCATTAAGATGCCATACTTTGGTATAGGCCATCATTATTACCTCATGAAAAGTCTTTTGCTTGGCCAGCAAGTTTATTTTCCAACCTGACGTTCCTATGTTTTCAATTTGAATCCCTGCATCACCACAAACAGTTTTTGTTATATCCTCCGGTGTTGTATTTGTAAAGTTATACGACCCTTTAGACTTTGTAAAGTAAATTAAGTAGTCATAGGCTGTAAATGTAAGCTCCTGGGCACTGCTTTCTATATCTCTGTCAAATACATAGCCCCTGAACAGCTCTTCTTCTCCGTCCATCATCCATATTAAACTACCCGGACCTATCTGTGTATTCAGCTGATTCTTGTCAAATATACTGTAAACTATTGTTATCTCAAGTTTTCTGGCCACTTGTTCTTTGTCCCCACTCCAGACTATAGTCTTACAGTAATTAGTTATGTCCGTTACCAGAGAACGCTTGTATAAAGAATAAATTTTAATCATACCTGCAGCACCATCCCCACTAGAATGTTTGTCGGGTCTTTTATTAGATTCTTTTCCGCGATCTGCTCCCACTTGGAACCATCATCATAAAGCTTCTTGGCGATTAAGTATAAATTATCCCCTTCCTGAACGGTATACTGTGTTGGAGTTTCTTTATCTACTGGTCTTTTCACTGTAGCCGTTATATCTGCCCCTAAAAAAGTCATGTTCTGATAGCCGTTCACCATATTATTTACGGCCAAAGTAAGAGCATTTATGATTTTATATTCTTTGAGCTGCAGGGAAAAAGAAATATCACCAGTGAAATCATCTTCTTTATATTCAAAAGATTCTATGGAACAGGCAATATTTACTTCAGTGTCTGTTATTATATATCTTATAGGCTTTCCACTAAGTCTCCATTTTTCAATTAGTTTTACACAATCCCATGGCTCTGGAAAACCTGAATACTGGCAAAAACTATACTGTTGATTAGGAAAAAAGCTTTCTATGGCTCCAATTTCCTTTAAGCCAGTTTTACCTAGAAAACTAACTTCCCCAAATCCCTCAACGTTAAAAGATGAATTGCTATTAGATCCTTTTACTGAGTAACTTCCAGGTGGAACGGGAAGCCTTAATTTTTCACTTCCCTGCATAAGCCAAAATTCTTTTTTACTCTCTTGGGCAGTCCAAAGTTCTCCCATATAAATTCACCTCTTTACATGTTAAAAGCTGCAGTTTTTATCTTTTTAGCAAGTGCTGTAGCTATTTTATCTATGTCCTCGTCATTTCTCACTTCAAGTTTGTCTGCCAATTTTTGAATTATTATATTTATTCCACTATCTTTTCTGTTGTAGTTACGTGCCTCATTTGCAGTTAAAACTCTTTCATCTTCATGCAATAAAGCAGGGAAATTGTCTTTCGGTACCCTTGTAAGTCCTACTGCATAGCCCTTATAATTACCGCCAAAAAGATTGGGAATGTTCGTTACACTGCCATATCTTTTCTTTATATACCTTATAGCACTGGCAGCATTTGCAATTGGGTTCATTATATCCCCTAATCCAGGAAACATATTCTCTGTAAATGTAGATCTGAGCATTTGTAAAAGACCAGTAGCATGCTCTCCTCCAACACTTATACTGTTATATGCAAGTGGATTTCCGCCGGACTCTCTTTTTACCAGTTGTATCAATCCTGGAAGCCAGCTGATGGGAGTACCTGTTATGCCAAGTGCAGCAGTCAGCCATCCAGAAATTTGTCCGCTAGCCCCTTGAGCAAAATCAATCATAGCACCAATTTTACTCTTAAAGAAAGCTAAAACGTCTTTGGATGACATACCATTTATAAGGCCTTGTATAGCATTGCCACCAACCCATGTCATTTTTTTAGAAGGTGAATGTATATCGAAACCCTCTGGCCCGGTAAACGCCTCAATAACTTTTTGAACAAGCTCATGTGCTATACCAACTGAATTACTTTCGGCAGACTTCATTCCTGCCCCAAATTGACCAGCTACTTGTTGCCCATAACCTGAACTTTGGGTTGTCAAATCAGTAAATATAGTTTTTACACTTCCACTCATATTTGTAGTCGGTGTAGTTACAAGCTTGGTATTGTTTTGAATTCCATTTCCAAAAGTTTTCAGCATATCTACGGGATAAGTGTCAAAATCAGAAAGAGGACCTTTGTCTGGTGCAGTAAAATGTATTAACTCTCTTATTTTATTGGCCATAAGAGTAACTGATTCGGTAACAGGCTTTGTATTGTTCCTGATACCTTTTGCCATACCCATAGGTATGTCTTTTCCCCATGTAGATACTTCAGGTGTCATACCGGATATAAAGTTCATATTAGGTGCCATCATTTTCATACTTTGACGATTGCTATATATTTTACTGCCTGCCGGTGGCTCTAAAATTTCTGGTCCTTTTTCACCTACCCATGTAGGGCCACCTTTCCAATATGAAGTGCCGATAGCATTACCAGGCAAAAGATCATAAACATTAGTTGTTTTTTTAGGAGTAACTGGCTGAACAAGAGAATTTTTCGGGAATAAATTGGTTGCTACAATAGGCTTCCCTTGCTGAACAGGAATATTTTTATTAGATACATCTTTATTATTCCAATTTGTTAGCCATCCAAATGCTGTTTTTATAGCTTCTGCCACTTTATCAAACAACCATATAACTCCATTTAAAATAGGTGAAATAGTATCATACATAAATTTTATGGCTGGTGCAACTTTTTCAAAAACACCTATAGCTATCTTTACTACTCCTGCTGCAATTTCAAACGCAGTTTTACAAATATCAGCTATTCCAGGCATTATATTTTTAAATTTTACCCATAGATCCTGCACTATAGGTATTATATATTGTTGTATTGCACTCCAGAATCGTTTTAAATAAGGCATTATATTAGAAATAAATTTACTCCAAGTAGAAACAAGAACTGGTAAATATTTTTGAAATTCATTTTTTACCGAATTAAATGCAGGAATTAAATACTTCTGAGAAATTTGAGATATAAAAATAAAAGCTGGATTTAACGCTGTTTTAACAGCACTACCAGCTTTAATAATATCCTGTCCAAACTTAGTAAACTTGTCAGAATTTTTATCCAATAAGCCTGCCAATGGTTTTAACACTGAATTTATGACAGGTAAAAAAGCTTTGCCAAAGTTCGTTCCTATAGTTTCCAGGTTTCCTGTCACAGTACTCCATTGACCTGCTGTGGTGTTACTTAACTCCTTAGCACCGCCAGCAAAAACAGGATTTAACTTATTTTTTACCGTCATATCATATGCTTTAGTCATTTCACTATCCGTCAAAGTATCATTCTGTCCTTTTCCTACAAGGCCATTAAATTGTTGGGCACTAAATTTAAACCCAAATTCTTTCATTCTTTCAAATTCACCAGTTTTTAAATCCGCCAGAGCTTCCATTGCATCCATAACACTTTTACCAGGATTTAAAGCTGCCATATTTTCAGCAAGATCTACAAGTCCCATAGATTTGCTGGTGTCACCATTCGTAATATTTACTGCTCTTCTACCTGCAGCTAGTACTTCATTAGTCCCAAATGGTGTTTCATTGGCATTTACTCTAAGCTGATTTATGAAGCTGTCTGTCATACTTTGAACTTTAGCTGCACCAGCTTTACTATTGTTATTAGATATAAAATGTTTCATTGCAACTTCTTCCTGCTCGAGCCTTGAAGCTGCTCCTATTGTATTATTGAACGCAAAACTTGCGGCAACTGCAGCAGCCATTGTCTTTAAATTTATAAGCTTATCGCTTACCATTTTAATTGTACTACTGGCTTCATCCTTAACTTTTATGATAGGCGAGAAAGTTTTTGCGCCTAATAGCTCCAATTTCCCTTTAACTTTAGCTATTTTTCCTGAAGCTATATCTTTCGCTGCTACAGTTATGGCAATACTTTTCTTAACACTATCCATAACTTTCTTGGCTTCCAATATTTTTTTTGTAGCCTCATCATTGGCTTTTATGGTTGTTTCAAATCTTTGAGCTGCTAAATCTTTCATATGAGTTTTAACCTTAATTATAGATTCAGCGAATAAATCAGCTCCCTCTGTTGATTTTTTTATTTGCGCAGAGAAATCATCATCCAAAGTTAATCTTGCCCTTATTTCAGCCATAGTCTCACTTCCCTACTTGTTAAATAAAAAAAGAACCACACATAAGTGATTCTTTTTTTATATTCTTAATTTAAATTAACAATTACTTGCCCGCTACTAATAAGAGAACTATCGAATACTAAGTCAAGTCCTGTTTTGCCTTGAGGAACTTCAACTATGTACTCTCCAGTTATTTTCCTGCCTGGTGCTACATCTCCATCTAACTGTCCATTACCATCTGTAGTAATAGTCTGCTCATAGGATCTCCCATCCTTATCCTCAACCTTAAACATCATAACAGAAGACACTGTTTTTTGTTCGTTTGAAATATTTTCAACAGTGCAATCTACATATAAAAATTCATTGCCCTGTTTAGGCTGAGATACATCATCCCCCTGAGAAGTCCTAATTTTATTGACTGTTACCTTATAATCTTTTAATTGCACTGTTTCACCAATTTTAAAAGTTTTTGTTTTAGGAGTACTTTCAGTGCTGGCTGTTTGAGCCTGCTTACTTTGCTCACTTTCAGTCGTTGACTGGTTGCTTTGGCTTACTTTTTTGGGTTCATTATTCCCTGATTGACTAATTGCAAAGCCTATTATAACAACAACCAATACCCAAAACCACCATTTTTTATAAAATTTCTTTTTAGGTTTATCTCCCATGTTTTTTATCCCCCTTATACAATTCATGTTTTATTAATAATATTGTAACAAAATGTATAAACTTTGTCCAATTATATCATAAAATACCATATGGAGGGTTAATGATTATTTTATTAGTTCTTTATGTGCTTTTTCAAATTCATGTGAATGGCATATTGGGCACTCTTTCTTTTTTAGTAATGCCCAATACAAAATATATACTGCACCGCCTATAATCCATATACAATTTACTAAAAACCATCCTATACTAAATCTTTTAATTGGGGTTACATTTCTATTGCATACTTTACAAAATTTAATTGACATCCCAACCACCTCAAAAATATTATACTACATACTAATTGTTGGGAAAATAGGCACTTTATCTCTCCCCATACTTTCCATCTTCTTGTTTCTTTCCGTAACATATTCATCCCAGAAAGCCCTGGTAAATATCTTATCACCAAGGCTATAATTCCAATACTCAGACGCCTTTTTTATTCGCTTTTCTTTCCAGAGCTCATACATGAGTCTGACTTCGGGGTCTGAGTGGATGAGTTTTTTATTTCTTTAACCGAATTTTTATTAAAACCACTCAATTTTGTAATTGTAGTGTAAATGGAAGTAACTTCTCCAGGCAGAAATATCTTTTTTACAGCATCATATGCAGTTGCAGCACCAAAATACTCAATAACCTTCTTGTTATACAAATCAGGGTCTTTTATTCCATGTAGTACAGTTTCTATCTGTATATTCTTGTCTGTATTTATTTCACCATCAGTATTTACAGAAACATTCTCCTGTATTTCTTCCTGTTCATCAGCTGTAAGTGCCTGACAGGTTACTATAAAAGGCTCCCCCAATACTTCAGAGAGCCTTTTTATTTCAACGTCTTTTGATGGCCTTATTAGTTTAGTTTTATCTATTTTCAATAATAAATCTATCTTACTCATATTATCAATTCCTCCTCAAAATTTACATTCCACTTGGATCTATAGTATCTATTGGCTTAAAGCCTTCAAACGTAAATGGTACAGATTCAGTCCCCAAAGCTCCTGCCTTCCAGTCTGCAAGTGGAAGTTCGTCAAATTTGACACCTAAAAGCTCCACACATTCAGTACCAATAGCACCTGGATCTGAAAGTTTGCTTGTAAGACTAAATACAGGCTCTTTACCATTCTGTATTGCTTCGCCAACCAAAAGTATCATTCTTGATGTAACCTTATTCATGGTAAGTGTTCCACTGCCTTCTACGGAAGTTATCTTGTACTTTTTGAACATGGTCCCGCACATTGGCACATCACCCTTATTTAGTTTAAACTTTGCCTGGAGTCCTGTTGCCTCATTTATCTGTGTATCGTCCAAAAACACAGCTCCATAATTGCCGTGTATGGTATTTTCTTCGTTGTAATATCCTTGACTATTCAACATTTATTTCTCACCCCTTTCTAAATCGCTATATCGAAGGTAATATCTTCCATGACATCTATAATCTTTTGAGAACCGGTCATAAACACCTTTTCGTCTGTATTGGCATTTTTTATTTCCTGTTCCGTCATATCCTCTACACCTCTGCCATCAGGCATCTTATAATTTACCTCTTTTAAATATGCCGTTTGCGCCGACATATTTAAAGAAACATCACTGCTTCCTCTATTGAGAAGCCCCTGCATTTCAAGCTCACTGAAATAGTCTGCAATGGCATTTATAAGTAGTGTCTTGTGGTCATAATCATTTTCTACCTTGCCTGTATAACGATCCTCTATAGTTTCTTTTATATCCCTATACTCTTGATCCATAATGTCTATAACCTTTATTTTTTTATAAGATCTTCCTTTGCCTTCCGGTAAAGTTACAAGGCTGTTTACTGCCCTTCCTATCTTGACTTTTCTACCGTCATTTATAAGAATCAATTTTCCTGTATCCACTGCTTCATCTGCTTCTTCTTTCGTCAAATGGTCGCAATCAACAAGTTCTGGTAACTGTGCGTAAGTTGCAGATGAATTAAGTGGTGTTCCCGCTAAAAGCCCTGCTATCCTAGCACAGTACTGTTTTGCTGTATACTCTTTATTCTCCTGTTTATTGCTTTCGTTAGTATAGTTTATTACACCCTCATGGTCTCCTGCGCAATTAGGCAGAACTGCTTTAACTTTTATGTTTTTGGTGTCTCTTAGTCCCTTTATCCATGTGGCAAAATTAGTTGTAGCATCATCTGCAATTTCAGGCACAGCTATATAATCCCATATAATTGTCTCAAGATAATGCTGTGCATCTGAATAATCAGCAGCTGGTAAAGGATCCCCTGTCGGTTTGGCAATTATATAAGCTATAACCTTTTTAGGCGGATTTGTGTATCCTATAAAGGCTAAATTTATTTGTTCTTTATTGTCATCTGAAAGAGTACTTGGAATAGAATCTACACTGCTGATTTCTATTGGATTTACTTCCGGCACTGCAGCCTCTTCCAAAATCAATACAACTATACCTTTGTTTCCCCTTTGTATAGCCGTAGATGCCTGCTGTCTAAATACAATATTGGTACTTGGCAATCCCATTATTTAAAAACCTCCTTGTTAAAATGGATTTCTCCCATTTTCTTAATATTTTCTTGTCCTTTTTTGACTTCATCTCTGATTGAAACCAGGTAATCCAAATCAAGTTGAAAATGGAGTACAAAATCAACTATGGCATGCTCTGTTTTTATTATAGTAATAAATCTATCTTTGACCTGTATTCCCGATATAAAGCTATTCTCAAGCCTATCCTGCATATTATACAAATCGTCATTGCACTCTGTTTCAGGAAAGAACTGAATATCTATGGTCAGTGTAGGATTCTTTGTCAGAAGGCTTGACCTGGTTGTACCTATAGGGATTACCTGCACAAAAAAAGCAGGCGGATCAAACCCCTGTTTTACCTGTTCATCATATATGATATTTTCTTTAAATTCCTGACTAAGCTTTAAAGCTACTGCATCCTTGACATCTTTTATACTAATCATAGGCCATGCTCCTTGATTACATTGTCGAGCCAGTTACTCAAACGCTGTGGGAGTTCCTTATTTAATTCTTCCACACTTATTTTAAGCATGTGTTGGCCAGGAACAAAATCAATAGTGCCACGTTTTTTATAGGTAGCTGGATGATTCGTTTTCCCCAGCCTTGTCCTGTGGCCATATTCAACGTGACTTGCATAATCAATCATATTAAAAACTTCTATATAGTATCCATTTCCCTCTTTAACTAGATTTCCTACCTGCCAATTTCTTCTCAAATCACCACCATTATGGCCATCCTTATATACCCCAACAGGTGTCCTTTTCTTTACCTTAGCCAACATTCTATTTGCAAGATTGTATATTTCCCTTTCAAGTTCTTCAGGAAATTTAATTTCTACAAGCTCCATCATTGCATTTCTATATTCATCAAGCCCTTGTATATCAAATCCCATCAAGATTTCTCCTTTCTCAAGAGAGGTACTTCCAAATGGCTGGCATAATAAAAAGGCTCTCCAGCCTCATACTTTCTCTTTATACCATTCTTAAAAGTGACTTCCACATCATCACCAGAAACTACAGGAATATCAGGAGCACAGAACAGAATCGAATTATACTGGATATTATTTGTGGTATCTGTTTGGTTTACATTGGATACATCCTTTTTAGATACAGCACAGCTGATATCTTCTACCTTTATTCCAGGTTTAAATGCTGTAGCTCCATTAGGTTTTGTATATGGAATCTGTCCCGATATTGTTGCCTTGTCAAAATAAGTCAATGCCAGTATATCTGCTTCACTCACAGCATCCTCACCTTCCTTGCCTTGTATTCATCCAGTTCCCCTTTTTCGGATGCAGTAAATTGAACTGTTTCATCCAGAGACTTTTGTTCATTGTAATTTATAGTAGTATCTCCCCTTTGAACTGACTTCACATCACCAGCAGTATTATCCATTGACTTCATTATAGAAAATACCTTGTTTTCAATAAACTGATTAAGTTCAGGAACCAATTCAGGCAGTTTACAGTGCTTCAAAACCTTGGTAGTAATAATACCTATATAGTAATTTATAAGTTTGTCCTTGGAAGTATCATCATCAGCTATGCCTAAAAGCATCTTTACATTTTCAAGCATATTATTCACCTACTTTAATTACCCCAGCTTTCTTGAACTCTTCAAGGTCTTCAGGTTTAACTTTTACCTTGTCTCCTATTTTATAAGCTTTGTCTCCATACTTTATATTCTTTATGAGTTTAAATTCTTCAACAGCTGCTGCAGATTTAGTAGACTCTGCTGGCTTAGTATTTGTTGCCGGCTTAGTAGCCGTTGTATTTGCTGTAGTATTTGCCATATAAAATCACTCCCTTCTCTATGCTACTGTAGCAATAAATACAGTATCTATCATTTCAAAACTTGGCATAGCAATTTCAGAAACTATTGTCTCAACATTTACTGGATGTGGATGCTTTATAGTAGTTATTGCAACTCCGGTATTTACAATCTGCACCTGTGCATCTGTTCCTCCTGCCATAAGGTCACTTTCCTCCGGAGTGGTACCGAAATAAGTATTGCCCAAGTTGCCATCAGGAAATAAAGTAAACCTATCATCAGGATAAAATAAATTAGAACTTCCATCCTGCAGTGCAAACTTTTTATTATATACTGCAATTGAAAGTCCTAACTTAGTTTGAAAATATGTCTTAAGCATTGCATCAGTCAAAATTATATTCTGGCCATTTTGGGTATTCATATCGAGTTTAATCTTTTTATTATTCATAAGATAGTTCCATGTTTTCCTTGTGCATACTGCTTTGGTAGGTCTTGTACCTGTATCATCTTCTATTGCATCCTGCCATCTCCTTATATCGTCTATGGGATTGGAATTTTCTAGATCACTCCATCTTGCAGTTGTAAGTAATGTTTCTTTGTGTGATTCTTTGAATTCATATGGATAATCGTATGCTAATCCATTTGCAACGATAGAAATTTTACCAGTTGAAAGTAATTGCATCCTCATTCTCTCGTTGTCTACTTCAGCACCATTAACAAGTGTAGTCGCATCATCAAATATCTTGTTTATCACCGGCATAATATAAGCTGCATTTGCCGCAGATTTTGCCTTATTAAGCTCCTGCCTGTCTTTTTCACCAATCCTCATAGCTTCTCTGAAAAATGGCATTTCAGTTTCAATCTTTGTAAACCCTATCCTGTCTCTCAAAGAAGCCTTAGTATCAAAGGCTGCAGGTTGCAGTGCTACTGGAAGCCCATTAGCTGCTTTTATCCAACTTAAGTCTAATCCTAATTGTTTCTTGGGTGGAAACAATGTAGCTCCCAAGTATGGAATATTGTTAGAACCATTGGATGTGTAATAAGTTCCTATCTCTGCTGCTGTTACAAAATCAAATATATTTGGCATTTATTATCACTCTCCTTTAAATTACGCCATAATTCCTGCAGCCTTTAGTTTTGCAAGAAGTGCATTAAAATCTGTAACCATTCCTGCAACATCCGTAGCTGCTGAATTAGCTTGGGTAGCTGCCTGCTTTACACCGCCAAGAGCATCTTTTGTAGCTGCAGGTAATGTGTACGTTTCTCCTCCACCTGAACCTTCTCCATTGATCGGGCTGTTTATAAATGTGATTCCTTTTAATGCTCCAATAGCTTCAGCAGTCAAAGTCACTCCGTTTGCTGCAATCTTTTCATAGTCTACAAAACCAAATATAAGTACTGCTGCATTTGTATTACCATGAGTTGCATCCAGGTCATTGAGAAGCAACCCTTGTGCTGTAGCATCATTTGCTATTTTAAATGGTGTAGAAGATCCTAGCATAGATCCCCCAACAGGAGTTCCTGCAGGTATTATCTTTTTCCCCTCTCCATTAAACTCAACTTCACTGATATCTATAATTCCAGGAAGTGCAACATAAGTATCAGGGATTTTCAGTATTTCTTTTTTATTTCCATAAGTCGTTGTTACAAATTTACTCATCAATCATTACCTCCATTTTATTTAAAATATGATTCTTTGGCTTTTTCCAAATCTTTTGTATTGCTGTTTTTGTTGAATTCAATCAACTGTTTAGCAATACCAATACTGCCATTACCATCTTTAGAAGAGACATTGAAGGGGGATTTCCCCTTTAGCTTTTCATTTACAGCTTCATCTATGGCTGACCTCCATTCTTTTTCAAAGGTATCTATGTTGGTTTTGACTTCTTCAGCAGTATCACCAGGTATATAATCAACCAATTTGATAGGCAACTTTTTCTCTGCAAAAATATCAATCTTGGTAAGCTTCATTTCCCTTGCAGCTATAGTCTTTTCTTTCTCTGCAAGTTGATTTTTCTGTTTTTCAAGTAAATGTTTCTCTTTTTCTGATGCAGTCATTTTGGCAAGTTTCTCTGCCTCTGCCTTTTCAGCTTCAATTTTTGCTTGATAATCAGCTTCCCATTTTTCTTTCGCAGTTTGGAGAGCTCCAGTCACCCTCCTGTCAGCTTCACTTTGGAGAAGTTTTTCAAGTTCCTCCTTGGTTTTCGGAAGTTCAATTTCACTTCCTTCAGGTGGCGTTTTATCCCCTCCTTCAGATTGTTGGTCTCCTCCATTATCTTCAGAACCTTCTCCTGCTCCAGCACTACCTTCTGAACCTCCAACATCTGCAAATAGTTGAAGATTCATTCCTTGTTTCATTAAATTATATTTTTCCATTTATACTCCTCCTCATGCCCTTATAGTTCTAATGCCCTATAAGTCCAATTAAATTTTGCAAAAATAAAAAGCCTTATTGCTAAGACTCGCAATTCTTCAATTCCAATTTTATAGGGAAATTGTCCCTCTTATTCAGTTCTTCTAGTAAATTGCTTGTCGGTATCAATGATAAATCTATATTGTTTCTTATTGCTTCATATGATTCATCCATTAATTTGGAAACTGATATATCGAGAGCTGATGCTATTTTATTTAAAGTTTCTATATTAGGTTCTCTTTGTCCTTGTTCATATTTAGCTAATGTATGAATTGATATGCCTAATATAGTTGAAAGAGCTTCTCTGGATATACTTTTTTCTTGCCTGAATTTTTTTATATTTTCACCAACATTCAAATAATATCACCTCAAAACTATCAAAGCTTAGATTTACCCCACTTATTCCATTCCTTATCAAATTCTTTTCTTCTGCTATCTAATCTATCATTAGTATTGCTCAACTGTTCAGCTATCTTTCCAGCTACTTTTGAAGCAAGTTCCTTTACTGAATATTTATCTAGTCCTTTATCAACCAAGACAAAATTAGTGTCAACATTTATATTACATTTATCTGGTCTAAACCTTAATGTAACTTCTGGTATTGTATCTACAGACTTTTCTATGCTTATACCAGTTAAATTTTCAGATATATCCTTATCTCCTATCCAGACTTTTAATTCATTGGAACCAAATCCTATGTCAACTTTAACTTCCACTATACATTACCTCCAATTATTAAGACTTAAATCCTGCTTCCTTATCCTCATGGCATTCAATAACAGTAATAGCTTCAATCCTATTCAGATCAAGAACTACAGTGCCATCCGTATCTTGAAATGATATTACTTCTTTCCCAGTGATTTTATATTACCAACCAAGTCAATATAAGCTTTGTTCATTTTCAGATTATGACCTTTACTATCATTATAATCATTGATCTCTATCTGTTTGATAAGTTCTGCCACATTTTTAGTAAATATCTTAAACTTATCAGTTCCAGTTATATCAACTTTTACCGTTGCATCTGGCATATATTTCACCTACCCTTCATTTAATTAAAATCATTAGTGCAATCATATTTAAAGACCATAACAATTCATAAATAGCTCCTTGAATATCCTTATTCTTGTATTTTTTAATTGCTAATTCTAAATTCACAAGCATACACATATTAAAAAATATAATTGCAATAATCTTTATAATTAACACTATCGTGTAAAAATTCATAATGAACATCTCCTATTTCGAACATAATAAAAGCACCTACCTTCTTTCACTTGGTAAGTGCTTTCTAAACTACTTCTATGGATTTTATTTCGTTTTGATAAAGTTCATAGCTTAATCCTGTTGTTTTTAACCCTATGCTATCAATTTCAGGCTCATTATCTAATGCCTGAGTATAATCGGTACATTTACCTTCAAATACTTTTCCGTTATTGCATATTACTTTTATTTCTTTTCCCACATACTCCCATAGTTTCACAAAATCACTCCTTTGCCATTGGAACTATATGAACACCTTTGCTCGAATAGTGTATTTTAAATCTATTTGTAGCACTTTCTACATGTGTTTTATTGTTCACATCTACACCAATATTTTTATCTGCTTTAATAATCTCTTTTTTATCCCATCCGCCATTTGAATTAAATCTTATCTCACCAGTTCCAGCATATTTATTCACAAGTTTTTGAGCTTCTGCCATAGAAACAGTTAAATAACTTCTGCCTTCAGTATAATTATTATGACCTTTGATGTGCTTACCCTGCTTTCCTTCTTCAATATCTAACTTCTGGATGCCGTTCTTGATATTACTTTTAACAGTATAGATTTTCTTTAATTGGTTCCATTCCTCATTATTATTATACTTTAGCTCCTGGAATTTATCAATTGATACAGGTGCATCTTTTCCTAAAACTTTCCTGTATTCCCGGTACTGTTTTTTATCTCCTGATAAATTCTTACCTTTCTTTTCTGCAAGTTCTTCAGCAGGATTGCCCTTGACGTATTTATTGTACCAATCCTTATAAGTCATATCTCCGGATACATAATAAGTTTTACCATCAGCACCCCTTGCAGCTCTTTGCCCATTTTCATCATTAAAAAAGTATGGAATAGTTGTTGACCTGCAGTGTACATGCAATGGCGGGTAATTTACCCCAACAACGGCATCATCAATATTGAATACCTTACCGTCCTCATTCCTGCACAGCTCGCTGGTTCTATTATCCAACGTGGCAAGATACTGATACTGCTCCATACCTGTTGCTGTATATCCTTTTAAAGTAGTTTGCCCGGCTATGTAGCAAGTTTCAGTTTCAACCAATGCGCAGGCATTTTTATAATTCACATTCATTCTATCTGCTATGGCCTTTGCAGTGGTTCTTACATCTTTACCCTGGATAAACTTCTGTGTAAGTTCCTGCTTGATTGTATCTGCAAGCTTGTCTCTCTGCTTCCATATCCTGCTGCTGTAATTGTCACCACTCCAAGGATAGTTCATAATGTCTTCTACAGTCTGAGAATCCAATTTACTGAAGCTGTGTCCTATTCCCCTGCCCACATGGACATTATATATCGTCTGGTAATAAACATCCTCTGCCACATCTTTGAGAAGTCCAGTAACCTGTATATGTTCTTTTTGATATAGATTGGCAAGTTCCAGTTGAATGTTCATCATCAATCCTTCAAGCCTGTTTATCCTGCTTTTCATGGCCAGAGTATTAAGTTCCAACAGAAGTTCCCTAAAATCATTGCTTTCACTGCCTTCAATATCTGCCATTTGTTCAAGTTCATCTATATATTCATCAATGGATTTCCTCCACCGGTTATATTCGGAGCCTGTCAGCTGCTTTACTGCATCAACGTAGGACATATTATTATCTTTGGCAAATCTCATATAGAAATCAGCTATATTCTTTCCTATTTCGGCCAGGGCTTTTTCGTATTGTTCCTTGAGCTGCTTGTCTAGGGCATCACCTTTTTTATACTGGGCTTTCATTTTATCCTCTGCCCGTTTCTCCCAATATTTAACGTTATTCATTTACATCACCATTTTGTTTATTGGGATTTGAATTTACTTTCGTCTGATTATTCTGGGGAAAATTATATTCAAGGCTTGATTCCTGCTCTTTTTTCACCTTCTCAAGCTCGGCCTGTGGATCCGTAACAAAAGGTATCTGTGCTATTAAAGTCTGTTCAGATAGTGTTCCTTTGAGCTGTGTAACCATATTTACAAGCTCCGTAGTATTGGCCGGTATATTTCTTGTAAAGCTCATATCTATGTCAGTATAATCATAATTGCCACCTTTGATATTAAGTATATTGGTTATAAGTTTAATTCTTCTCTGCAGGGCTTTCTTGAACTTTCTTTCCTTCATGGAAGCAATCTGTTCAAGACAAAATAATTTGAACCTTATGGCCACACCTGAAAGATCTCCGGCAAAAGCTTCATCCGATAAATCCGGTATATTTGAGAATTTATGAATATCCTTATTTAGCCTGTTCTTGTAGTTCTCGAGAGCAGTATCATTAATATCCTTGATAAGCCATCTAGCATCTCCACCCTCACCAACCAGCATTATCCTGTTATTCTTCATGTCCTTTATGTCATTATTGTCACTATCACTTAAATTTACTAACAACAGATATGCATCTGTAAAATAATCAAAGTCATTTTGAGTATTGGATTGCTGTTTGTCATAAGCATCTATAAGAGTTATAACCCTTTCAAAGTCTCCTATCTGTTCAGCATTGTTGATGTAATGAATAATAGGTACCTCTTCAAAATAATGTTCTACTTCACCATCAAGCACATAAGTAAGCCCGCCTTGCAGGGTATAATAGCTTATTTTATCTGCTGTATAAACTTCAACTTTAGTGATAGTATTATTATTTTGATCTATAACATTATAATACCTCACGGCCACCTTTATTTTAGGATCCAATGTTGTATCATAGACTACAATTATCTGCTCATTGGGAACCTGGATAAATCTCGTATTTGCATCTTCATCCTGGAACATAATTTCAAAGGCTTCACCCTGGATACTGCAGGTCTTTTCAATTTCTGCATTTTCGTCAGATTCATCATTGTAATCAAACATTCTCTGTAGGGTATTGAGGTAATTGTTATTGTTGCTCTTGGAAGAATACGCTACAGGTTTACCTAAAAAATACCCTGTAGCCATATTTACAATATAACCAGGGTAATCATGAATCAATTTATTATTCGGTTTTGAAGAGTCCTCTATGGTCCTTTCTTCAATGTCATGGTGAAGTTTATAATACCTTTTCAATTTCTTATACCTTGGCAACATATAAGTCTTATGAAAATCTATAAGGTTGCTTATGATATTAGTATCTATTTCATCCGGTATATCTCTTATTACTAGCAATCAAACACCTCCTTACAATCCCAAAAGTTTTCTATCTATTGTGTGGATCTTTTTACTATTATCCATCATCTCAGCAATTCCAGTAGTGGCATCTGGAGCATCATCATGTTTGTTCTTGCCTTCTCTTTGATATGTTGTCATTGCTTTATAATAGTCCGGCCATTTGTCCTTCCAATTTACCGGATAATAAATATGGTCCATTACCCAAGTGGAATTTGATATTATCCTGGCAACCTTGTTTTTACTTTGATGGAACCATTTTATCTTTGTCTTGTTACTGCCATATTTCTCCCTTAATATTCTTTCCACAGATCTTGCAAAACCTCGGCCACCATTATTACTTTCAATGTCAGCTATATTTACCTTGTTTTCATAAAGTATTCTGGCTGTTCCTGGTTCCGTTGTTTCCATAGGAGCTTTTGTATAATACACGTCAAGTACATAAGCTTCTTTCTGATATTCTCCGTATACAATGCAGCATAAATAGTCACTGCCTTCATCTGCGGTATCAATATAAGCTCTTATTCTGGTAAACAGCGGATTACCTTTTTTATCTCCAGGTATATCAGCATAAGTCCTGAAACCACTGTACAATCTTCCTTTAACATCAATAGGAACTTGTTGATAGTTGGCACTGGCGATATCATCACCCATAGCCCTTATTTTGGACTTATAACTCTTTGAAGATAATATTTCATTACATAGCATTGTTCCATCATCTTGCAGGGCTTTCATGCTCACATGCTTTATTTTTTTACCTTCCTCTTTAAAATGCTCAATTGCCCTACCGGCTAAATCTCCAGTGGCCCATCTGGTCATTATAATTACTATTTTACCGCCTTCTTCAAGCCTTGAAAGCATTGTATTGGTGAACCAATCCCAATGTTTCTCCAAAACATTCTCATTGTATGCCTCTTCTGAATTTTTAATTAAATCATCTATAATCATCAAAGAGCAGCCAAATCCTGTTGCCGTACCTGTCGGTGATGTTGCAAGATAATTATTGTAGCCACCTTCCAGAGACCACAAGTTCATGGCTCCATCACCTTGTTTGATGCTTATACCTGGGAATATATCAGAATAAACTATTTTGTCCTTATCAGCCTTTCCTTCGGATATTCCATTTCTTACAGCCTTTGAAAATGTTGTTGATAGAGTTTCATTGTATGAGCCTGTCATTACCTTTTCGTCCTGATTTCTGCCAAATACCCATTCAACAAATAAAGACGCTGTCCTTGACTTCCCGTGTCTAGGTGGAAGATTCAATATAAGCACCTCATCATCAGACTCATAGAAGTTTTGAAAATCAGCACATAGATCCACAAGATACTTTCTACTTTTTTTATAGAAGCTCGGGGCCATTAAATGGCAAAAATAAAAGAACTCACGTCTTGCAAGTTCCATCTTTGCACCCAGCGCTATTATTTGTTTTTTATCCATCCCCATCATCAAGAGCAGCCAGTTTCTTGAGTTCCTCTGTTGTTAGATCCTTATATGGATTATTTACTGTTACATTGCCACTATGCTCAATCCTATCCTTAAACATTCCTAAATGCCTACCCAATAATTCTAATGCTTTGACTTTATCACACGATTCAACTGATATTCCAAATTTACTCTGTTTAATCGCAGCTATGGCTTTCTTTTTATCCCCTGGCAATTCATCTGTAGGTATTAAATCAACATCTTTATAAAATGCCTCTTCTTCGTCTATTTTATTGCCTTTGTCATCATATATTGGCTTCATATAAGACCTTTCAACCACTTTAGCAAAATCAGCTCCATTTGCAGATGCTATAGAATAAAGTTCTTTAAGCACAAAATCCTGAGTTATTTCAGTTCTTTTTTCTCTATCTTTCATGCGTTTATCAATATATTCTTTAACCTTAACATTTCTTAACAGCCTACTAGCCGCAGCATTAATTGTTTCATCTTTTTTATACCTAGGATAAGCTACTCTATAAGCTCTAGTGGCATTGAGATCAATAAGATATTCATTTACAAATATTTTTTGATTTTGTGTTAGCTTTCCCATTAATGCCACCTTCCCTCATATATTTTTATAAGGTATAAATACTCTATCGTTTTGTACTTCTATTAATGTTATTGGCAATTTCATATTAGCAAATATACATACAGTTCTTTTATATATTTTTTGATCAATTAAAAAAACTCTTACTTTATCCCTTCTCAACTCTTCTAAAACATTTTTATAAAGCAACAATTGCCCTATGGCCTTAGTCTGTTCACTTACCCCGGTACTTGGATATTTATAATTACAACATTTTACCTCAAATACTGATAATGAATTATTTTCATGGTATATCATAATATCTGGTTTAATAGAAAAACTATCTATGTCAAATCTTTGTTGGCTTTTTACGCTTAGCACTTTTGGCAAACCGATATTTTTGCATATATCTATTATATTTTCTTTTATATATTTCTCATATTCTTTTTCTTTACCAGTAAAATAATATCTTTGTTTTTCATTAAGTATATTTATAACCTGGTCTTCAGTGAGTCCATCGCGAGCCCACCCTTCAACCAATATAAGCTTATCTTTTACGGTATCCCATTTTGACTTTGCCATGAACTTACCACCTGCCTGTTCGTTTTGTTTTGGATTGAAAAAAGAGCCCTGGTAATGGGCTCTTTTTAATTAATATATAGTTGCTTCTATTCTTCTTAATAAAGCTTCATATAAATCTTCTTCATTTTCCCATATAATATGATTATATTGCCTAGTGTCAAAATGCAAATTTTTGATATCATTTTTTCTGCACGCCCATATTACTGGCTTCCCTAATCCCATGGCAAAACCAGCCTCAAAATATACCCCATTATTTTGGTTTGTAGAGTCTGCTACTACGAATTTTGCTTTTCTTATATCAGCTATTATTTCATCACATATTTTACTATTGTATTCTTGAGCATCAACTCTTACAGAATTATATCCTGCCTTTTCAATAGCCTTACTAATACCATTATTATATATATTATCTAGATCTGAATTAAAAGACATTGCTACAAAAGCATCTTTTGAATCAATGTTAGAATTTTTTAATTGATCAACTTTATTCCAACCTTTTACTGTAAGTCTTATTTCATTGGGTAACATTAAACCTTTTTTAATTTCTATATAGCCTTCTTCATTTAACTGCTCTAATATAAAAAATATGGCTGTAGTAGAATAAGCATCACAATATAATAAACTACTACTTTCATTATTAATAGGCACATAATCTCCTATAAAACTTGACATCAAAGATATATTCATTATTGCATTATTGATTCTCTGATATATTTCATTAGAATATATATTAATAGCTTCATCAATTGAAATACACATTTTATATTTATTAGCTCTATCTTTATTTTGAAATAAAGTTATTTTTTCTAAATTTCTTATATCTCTATATTTTAAATATGATGAAATCTTTGGTTTCCCCTTTTGATATTTTGGTAAATCCAATGTTTCAATAGCTTCTTCAGTAATTTTAAATGCTCCACATCTTTCACATTCATATACATTTATTTCATGCTCCTTATTATGACGTTTATAACGTTTCCCACAAACAGGGCAACAAGTCATATCCATAATTACCATCTCCTCTTGCCTAATATTTCTACAAAAAAACTTTAAATCCTTCATATTTTGTTCATATTATTTCTAAATTTTAGAGGAATTTAACATAAAATGTTGAATATTGGATTAAAAGGAGGTGATTACTATGAATGAGGCTGAATTAAAAAACATAAAATCAGAATTCAATTCTCTAGCAAATAATTTGCTAGAATCTACTGAAGATCTCTTTAAAGCTAAT